GTACTGTTAGATGGGGTCAACTTGACGATTACCACTGGGCTTGATGCCCTGGGACGCGGCCATGAAATCTCGCGAATTGATGGGATGCTGCGACAAGCTGGCCAACTGCTAGGCCCTGAAGCCATCCAACAGTACGTCAACCCGAAAGCTCTGCTGGACCGGCTGGCTGCCGGATGGGGTGTTCCCCAGGCTGACTTTATCAATGACGAGCAGACAGTCCAACAGATCCAGCAACAACGTGCCATGCAACAGATGGCTCAACAAGCCGTGCCTGGAATGGCACAAGAAGCGATGAAACAACAAGGAGATAACGATGGCTAAAGCCAAGACCCCGGAAGCCAAGCCTGAGCCAAAAGCCAAGGCTCCGGCCAAACCCAAACCCCAAAACCCAAAAATCGTCACTGTAGGGAATGTTAAGAAATACACACGATGAACGAGGAAGCGATGACAGAAGAAGCTGAAGTAAAACCCGAGGAAAACACGACTGATAGCCCCGAGTATCTCCAGAGCATGGTCGACAAAGCCGAGAGCTCAGAGACACGCGATCTTAACGACGAAGATTCTTCCCTGATTCTTGGTAAATTCAAAGACGTTGACTCACTTGCTAACGCCTATAAAGAATTGGAAAGCAAGCTGGGACAGAATGAGCCCGAGCAGGCGTCTACAGAAACGGCTGATGAATCAACCGCTGAGAAAGCCGACTTGGACCTGAAGCGTCCGGATGCTGAATCGGAAGATTCTGCTGAGGAAACTTCGGATGACGGTCAGGCGATCTTCGAGGAGTTCGGCCGAAAGTACGCCGAAAATGGAGGCTTTACTGACGAGGATTACTCGGCACTTGCTGAAAAAGGCTACCCCAAAGAGGTGGTCCAAGTATATGAGCAAGGCTTGAAATCCATGCAGCAATCGCGCACCAATGCTGCCACAGAAGCAGTCGGTGGTGCCGATAACCTTAAGCAAGTCCAGGCGTGGGCGGGTGAAAACCTGTCTGATGGTGAGCTTTCCGCATTCAATAAGCAGCTCAGCCAAGCCCAGACAGCTGAGGAAGTCGGCGTGATTTACGCCACTCTTCGGACACGCTACGAAGCCTCGTCTGGTGAAGCCAACCTCGTATCTGGTCGCTCTGAAAGCCCCCGAGGCGCTACGTTCGCAAACCGTGCTGAGATGGTTGAAGCCATGTCGGATTCGCGCTACGGAACTGACCCAGAGTTTACCCGAGAAGTCGAGACTAAAGTCCAAAACGCAGACTTCTTGTAAGACCTCGCTCGGTGCAAGGCCGGGCGCCCTGCCGTGTGAATTAAACACGTAGCCCCTTCGCAATGAGGGGGCTATCTGATTGGTTCATACCGTTTGGCCCGTGTCATTGAGGGTTGCGGCCCCAAGGCAAGGACAACCGAATGGAAGGGCAATCACCACTCTCTTCCTAACCAAACACAAGGTAACCATAATGTCTACTTCAAACGTATCTCTCCAAGGTGCGGTCAACAGCCAGGGCGATCCAAAAGCTCTGTTCTTCAAGGTATTTACAGGCGAAGTCCTGACCGCGTTTGACCGTAAAAATGTGATGGAAACGCGCCATCGCATCCGTAATATCCAAAACCAAAAGTCAGCGAGCTTTGCCAACACTGGCCAAGCCCGTGGTCGTATCCATGTTCCTGGCACTGAGATCTTGGGTCAGAACATGCAGCACAACGAAACGGTCATCACCGTTGATGACTTGCTGATCTCAGACGTGTTCGTTGCTGACATCTACGAAGCAATGAATCACTACGAAGTGCGCCGTGACTACAGTCATCAGCTGGGTGAAGCATTGGCTCGGACGTTCGACAAGCAGGTCATGCGCGTTGCTGCCAAAGCAGCCCGTGAAGACAACAAAATTACGGACCTGCCAGGCGGCACCACGTTGTATCTGGGCTCAGCCTACACCGGCAAGAGCGACCTGGACAAAGCACAAGACTTGGCCGACTCGTTCTTCACGGCTCACCAGACATTCATTGAGAATGACGTGGATCCTTCTGGCTGCTTTGCTTTGATCCGTCCAGACGCCTACTTCCGTCTTGTTCGCAACAAAGACTTGCTGAACGTTGACTGGGGTGGCCTCGGGTCATACGGCATGGCCGAGCTGCCGATGGTTGCAGGTATTCCGCTGGTTGTGACGAACAACCTGCCGAAGCAGGACGACTCTGCCAACACTGTTTCTGAGGTCTATGTGCCTGGAGACGGCGGCAACAGCGTCATCCGCGACGGTGTGGACTTCATCTCGCAGAAGTATAGCGATGACTACACTCCGCTTGAGGCTGTCATCATGAAGCCCGAAGCAGTCGGTACGGTCAAGCTGATTGATCTGGACCTCCAGTCTCAGTTCGACATCCGCCGTCAAGGTACCTTGATGGTTGCACGTATGGCTGTGGGACACGGTGTCCTGCGCCCTGAGTGTGCCATTGAAGTGCTTGCTTCAGACGCGGCGTAACGATAACAACGGCCCTCCCTGAGTGATCGGGGAGGGCTTTTTTCATTTAGGAGCTCGCATGTCATTCACACTCGCCCCGACCACCATGTTGGACGCCGTCAATGAATTATTGACCGCCATCGGTACCGTCCCGGTCAACACGCTTGACGCCCCAGGGTCGTCTGACGTCGCGATCGCCAAAGACACCATTGAGTCTGTCAGCAGAGAAACACAGTCACGCGGCTGGTGGTTTAATACAGAATTCTCACGGTCCTTCGTTCCGTCAAACAACGAAATCACAGTACCCGCCCATGTGCTATCGGTGCGCCCCTCTCGGGGAACTCACGCTGTAAACCCTGAGACAAAGCAGTTTGTGCTCAAGGGCGACAAGTTGTTCAGCCCTATCGAACAGTCGTTCACGTTCACCGACAGCGTCAAAGCGGACGTCACCGTTTTGCTCGACTTCGATCATCTTCCAGAGTCAGCCCGTCGATTCATCACAGTGCGAGCCGCCCGAGTCTTCCAGACCAAAGTCTTGGGCGATGACCAGCTGGGTGTATTTACAGCACAGCATGAGCTGGAGTCTTGGAGCATTTTAGAAGAAGACCATGCAGTCAGCTCTCCGATGTCTGATATGTATATGCAACGTGTGCGGCGCATGGGCAGCATGATGAGAACTGACCCAGTGTCCAGTGCTCAATCGTCTAATCAACGAGGCCGCTGATTATGAACCCTAATCAAGATCTGCTGATTTGGCAGAAGTGGCCTCACTTGGCGTCAATGGTCAATGATGTGGCCCTGCGGCTGGGTTTGCCGCCCTATTCTGGCGGCGAGCTGACGCTTGACTCTGACCATGGGATCATCGCTCAGCGCATCGCCATGGTGGTTCAGCACTGCCTCTCTCGGGGCTGGTGGTTTAACACTGTCAAAGAGTACGAGCTGACGCCCGACGCTTGGGATGACCAAGAGCGCTACTACACGGTTCCTCAGTTTGTCATGAGTTTCACCATCCACGCTCAGCAACAAGATGGCAGTCCAAACAGCCTAAGAGTGGTTCACGATATTGACCCATCGGGATCAACGGGCGCCACAAAACTGGTTGTTGATGACCCCGATTGGGAAGCTCGTCACCCATTCAAGGTGGACCTGACCGTTGCCCCCGTTGATGACCGCCTGCCCTTTGAGTTCTCTGACTACATTGCGGCCCGAGTCACGAACATGCTGTCGGCGGTCTTTAATGTTGCGTCTGAGGTCAATGCAGCGTACGAGACACGCGCATGGTTTGACCTGCAACGGGCCGACGCTGTTGCCGAAAAACCGTACAACATTATTGACGACAACCCGATCAACCGCCATACGACACGAAGGAGATGGTAAATGCCTCTGGTTACGCAGATGATTCCCGCATTGTATGGCGGGGTATCGCAGCAAGCTGCGGTTCAACGGCGGCCAAACCAAGTTGAAGAGGCCGTAAACTGCGTATTCTCCGTCGCCGAAGGTGCGTCTAAACGACCGCCACTAGAGTGCATCACAATGCTGTCCTCAGAAGTCCATGACGACTTGGCCGTGGCGTGGTTTCAAGGGCCGGACAACGAGTATTACGTCTTGACCTTTCCAGGAGATGGGAGCTATCGCGCCTACCGCGCTGAGGATGGCGGACAGCTGGCTTTGGAGGGATCAAGCACGGGTCTTTCGTACCTGGTCACTGAAGACGCGCCAAGTAAATCACTGAGATTTCAACGAGTTGGCGAGAAGCTGTACATTGTCAACCGAGAGGTGACAACCGAGCTTTTGCCGGACAACACACCGGGAGCGCTGTCGGGAACTGCGGACACACTTCAAGACGATGTCCTGGATAACCACGGTCAGATTTCAATCTGGCGTATTACGGGGTCCGAGCAAAACCCCTTTGATACCTACTTTGTTAAGTACATGAACGACCAATGGGTTGAGTGGGTCGAACCGGGTATTCCTTACAAAATTGACGCCAGCACAATGCCGCATTACGTCGAGCTTGTGCCAGTGGCAGGGATTCCAGATCAAAAAACCTTCCGCTACGAAGCGGAAACTTGGACTGACCGCCGTGTCGGCAACCAAAATTCCAACGAGGCTCCGTCGTTTATCGGAGAGAAAATCAACCATGTCACC